CCGACTAGGTTACCGGCTGCAGTGCATTATCCACCTATTCAGTAATGAATATGATTGACGAGAGTCAATGAAAGGGAACTCATCTAGATGTCACCATTAACTACTAAGAACAGGAACTTTATTCTTTCTGTTCCTGCCTCAGTTAGTTACTCGCTTTTACAGCCGAGTCTTGTTCAAAATCCTTTCTCTCGAAAGGATTCCACTATTCAGTGGTCTGAACAGAGTGGTGGGACTCAGTCTACTGAGTCTGAATCGCATCATTATGACAGTAAATTAGGTCATTATGATAGCGGAGGCCCGTTTTATTCGGGTTCACACCGTATCTATGAAAGACGCGGTTCTGTGAAAGATGTTTGGGCAGCACAGATTCCAGGTTATTATTCTGGTCCTGTTTGTTGCCCTTCTCCTACCGCTGCTGAGAAGAAAGCGTTGGGTTTTTCTTACGCCGATTCTGAATATGGTCCTCGTAATGAAGACCAAATGAAGATCGACGGTACCAACGCAATCTCCTACAGTGCGCCTTCTAATCCAGCTACTGATCTAGGTACCGGCCTCGCTGAACTATACCGGGATGGATCTCCATCTATCCCTGGTATACAGCTTTGGCAAAGCAAGACGAAAGCCTTGCGCGGTCTTGGATCTGAGTATCTCAATTATCAATTCGGGTGGTTCCCGCTTGTGGATGAAGTTAGATCCACTGCCGAGACCATCCGCACCTCTCACGGGTTGATGCAGTCTTATCAATCCCGTGAAGGTGGGGATACGCATCGCCGGTTTAGTTATCCATCTAGTCGGGTTGTACAGTCCTTGGCACCTGTCGCTTCAAACTCGGGCTTTCCAGGCTCGAGGGTGATGACTAGTGCCATTACTGTACTCCCCGTGCGTCAGGTCACCCGAACCATCGAAACTAAACGGTGGTTTTCGGGTGATTTTACCTATGCCTTACCCGAATTGGGTAAGATGTTAGGTTTAGGATCCAATGCCTACAAGCTTTTTGGCATTGCTCTTACTCCAGATGTTCTCTGGAACCTGGCGCCTTGGAGTTGGGCCGCCGACTGGTTTTCAAATGCTGGTGAGGTTATTAATAACATCACCAACTTTGGACTAGCCGGGCTTGTGATGAAGTACGGCTTCGCAATGGAAGAAACTATCGACCGTTGCGAGGCGGTCCAAAGCAGAGGTACGGTTGCCGGACTCGATCGATTGTCGACCGTTTCCGAAAGCCATCTCTTTGCTAAGGAATGGCCTATTTGTTCTAGTGGCGTTGAAATCGTCACTAAACGTAGGCTCGCTTCATCCCCCTTTGGATTTAGCGTAGAATGGGAGGGTTTATCACCTACCCAACTCGCTATTACTACGGCCCTGGGTTTAACTAGGGCTTTGTAGTATTTGTACTGCAAACACTGTGTAGCATTTGCTGCACGATTCTAAAGGAGTGTGTCTATGTCACTTACCGATCCTGCAAAATTCAAAGAAGTTGCTGGCACCGAAGTCGAAGCTCCTCGTGTTTCTACGGGGAATTTCCAATCGGAGTACAGCACTTCTGATGGCCTTAACGTCCTCAGTGTTTCCACTCAGGAAACCGCTGCTGGACGTAAGCGCCATCTTTGCCGAATCGATACTAACAAGCTAGCTACCAATATATATGAAGAATCCAAAAAACAGAGTGTTTCCATCTCTGCTTATTTGGTTGTTGATCGTCCGATCAACGGCTTCACCGTTGCAGAAGCGAAGAAACTGGTGGAAGGCCTTGTTGGCTATCTGTCAGCTTCAACGTATTCCAATACGGAAAAGATACTCGGCGGTCAGTCTTAATCCAACTGATTTACGCTGGGCCTTTTCATATATTATCAGGTCGTGGAACGCCTGATCCTCTTTGAATAAGGGGTAGCCTCGCCTTTGTCGGGTTTTCTCTCCCAACTTAGGACGTTTATGTTTTGTTTCATAGACGTGCTTGTTACGGCCCCGCTCGCTCATTCTAGTCGAATGATCGAGCGTGTCCCTAGTGCCATAGGCTAAGGATAGACACCTCTATTAGGAGGGCCTATGAAAAGCCTGATTGCACTCTGGTCAATTCTCGCTAATGAATTAGCGGGTAGATGCAGCACTAGCACCACCAGAGACATTAATACTGTCTCTAGGCGGACCGAAAACGAGGGCGTGTCGTTTCTCACGATCACCCTTCCAACTTTTGGAAAAGACTTTCAGTATTGTCTTGACCAAGGGTTGGTTACTCCCGAATCCTTTCTTTCTTTTCGAAAGTTAGGATCGTGTCTCCCCTCATTTTTGAGAGGTTTCACGGAGTCGGTTTTCGATCCTTGTACTGGTGTGCTTCTTAGCGAACCATCAATTGATTCGATTCATGCTGTTCGGCAGCTAACGCTGCTCTTCAGTAAAATCGAACTTCCTTGTACTCCCACACGGGAGCGCAAGGCTTTTGATGGTTTCGTTGAGTGTGAGTCGGAAATCAAATATGGTTTTGGACTTGTTTCAGAGTCGGATTTATCTGACTTTGAGCGCGTCTCTAACCTTATTTTCGGTCCAATGTTCTCCGATATATCGGTTAAGGTATATAGGAATGAAATTGTACCGAAACATGGACCTGGTTCTGTGGCAGAGCGGCTTACCAGTAATGGTAAGTACTCTTCACGTTACTGGCCCACTCGTTTGGAGAAAGTTTTCCATGTAGGAGACTTTCTCTACCCTAACAGCCGGTTTGTATCCGATTGTTATGACGAGGTTGATTTCCGCGAACCCGGTTCTGAGACACCTTCTAGGGTTGTCTCAGTTCCTAAGACGCAGAAAGCACCTAGGATCATTGGCATCGAACCGACCTCTCTGCAATATGTGCAGCAGGGGTTAGCCGAGGCTTTTAATTCTAGTGTCTCTAGATGTTTTCTTAGAGACTTTATCGGGTCCGATGACCAAACGCCTAACCAGCGTTTGGCATTGGAGGGTTCGATTTCTCGTTCCCTCGCCACTCTCGATTTGAGTGAGGCATCCGATCGTGTGCATTCTGAGCTCGTACGCCGTATGCTTGTGAGGTTTCCTCTCCTTGGAGAGGCGATCTTTGCATGTCGTACGGAGCGGGCTTCTGTTCCTGGTCATGGTGTTATTCCATTGACCAAGTTCGCGTCTATGGGTTCGGCTCTCTGTTTTCCCGTGGAGGCAATGGTTTTTCTAACCATATGCTTCATGGGCATAGAGAGGGATCAAGGGCACCAGTTTACCAATCGACGGGATTTGTATCCGTTTATTGGCAAGGTGCGCGTCTACGGGGATGACATCGTCATTCCTGTAGAAAATGTGTTTACCGTGACTGCTCTCCTTGAGAATTTTCGTTTCAAGGTTAGCGATCATAAGTCTTTCTGGACCGGAGGGTTCAGAGAGTCTTGTGGTAAGGAGTATTACGACGGAGTTGACGTTTCCATTGTCAAGTTCCGCCGTCTTTTCCCCTTGTCACGGCAGCACGTCCCTGAGACCGTTTCACTATTATCTTTCCGTAATCAGCTTTATAAGGCTGGTCACTGGGATGTAGTGAAGTGGTTAGATAGGCGGTTAGAGAAGATTTTGCCAGATCTTCCACCCGTTTATCCGTCATCTCAGGCTTTGAGCCGTCATTCCTTTCTTGGCTTTTGTGCTGAGAAAGAATGCGATAAGTTGCACTCGCCCTTGGTTAGGGCAAGTGTGCTTGTATCGCGTTCACCAAGCGATCCGCTTGATGGACAAGATGCTCTTGTCAAGTTCTTCCTCAAACGTGGATCTGATCCACGTTTTGATGTTGAACACTTGAGACGGGCTGGGCGCCCGCGTGTCGCCTACATCAAAACGCGCTGGGTGTCTCCCTTTTAGGAGCACCCTGGACTTTCGCAAAATACATATGCGAATTGATCGTTAATTCGATCAGGGAGGCTAGGTGCCTCTGG